CAAAGGATTAAAATGTGCATCATTATGGGTGATGAATTCTTGTATTCAAGAGTATTGCCGATTGAACATTATCCGATTGTTCCTTTTATGAATATACATACAAGAACTCCATATCCAACATCAGATGTTAGAATGGTTAAGGGAATGCAGGAGTATATCAATAAAACTCGTTCTTTGATTATTGCGCATGCAACGACATCAACAAATGTCAAGATACTTGTTCCTGAAGGTAGTGTGGATATGAAGGAATTTGAAGAGAAGTGGTCTCAACCTGGTGTGGCAATAGCATTTGACCCAACTGATGGTGCTCCTATGCCAGTTCAGCCAAGTCCACTACCAAATGAACTATACCACAATGAAACAGCAGCTAAATCAGATATAGACCATCAACTTGGTTTATATGAAATGATGATGGGCAACTCACAAGCTGCCCCTCAAACGTATAAAGCAACTATCTCTTTAGACGAATTTGGTCAAAGAAAGATAAAATCTAAGTTAGCAGATATTGAGGCTGGTCTTACAAGAGTGGCGCAGGTAGCTATACCCTTAATGCAACAGCTTTATACAACAAGAAAGATTTTTAGAGTAGTACAACCTAACAATTCACTAAGTGAATATGTAGTCAATAAGAAACTGGTCGATGATAAGTCTGGTGAAATTAAAATAGTCAATAACATTACGATAGGCAAATATGATGTAATCTATGTGTCTGGCAGCACATTGCCTTCTAACCGTTATGCTGAACTTGAATTTTACATGGACGCGTACCAGAAAGGTATTATTGATAGACAGGAAGTACTTAAGAAGACAGAAGTTTTCGATATGGAAGGCGTTATGGAGCGTACTGATATAATTCAGCAGCTCCAACAACAACTTGAAGGTGCTCAAGAGCAAATCAAGGAATTGAAAGGCGACTTGCAAACTCGGGACAGGGAAGCAGTTAATCTGCGTAAGAAAATCGAAGTTGAGAAGTTTAAAACAGAATTGGATGGCACTTCAAATAAAGCAAAAGCTGCCTCTACTCTGTTTGAGAAACGTCTTGGCGACGAAATGTCTCTGCTTAAGCGTGACATCGCTGTAGCAACTAAACCAGACTCAACCCCTTCGGGACAAAAGGGCAGTCAAAAATAAGGAAGAAAACGAATGGAAGAAAATAGAACAGATACCCCTCAAGTAACTGAAGCACAACAGAATGTAGATGCCTTTGATACAGAGGCTTTAGGTCGGTTTGGCTCACAAGAGGGTTCTGATGATAATAATCTAACCGTTGAAGATGCGTTTTTTAAGCATACGGAAGAAGCGACTGAAGAAGCTCCTCGTCAAGAGCAGGCTCCTGTAGTTGCGGGAACACCAGAACAGGATGCCAAGAACGATGAACGTCGTTACCAATATTGGCAATCACAAGCAGCAAAGAGAGAGAATGAGTTACAAGCATTAAAGCAGGAATTGAGTAATGCTCAAGCAACTGCAGCTACTCAAGCTCCTCAAGAAGCTGCTGAAACTGTACAGGAATTCCCACCCCCTCCAATGGCTCCTAAAAAACCAGCTAGGTATTCTCGAGAAGAGGCGTGGTCTGACCCGTCTAGTGAGAGTGCCAAGTATCTTGATGAGAAAGAATTATGGGATGCAGATATATCTCAATATAACGAGTTAAAACACCAGTATGATTTAGCAGTAATGCAAGAGAAGCTTGACCAACAAGCTAATTACCTTGGTGAACAGGAACAGCAACGGCAGAACAAAGTTGAACAGGGACGCCAGATAAGCCAGATTTCTGAACATGTACAAGGGCATTATGGACTAACTCCTACGGAAACTAATGAGTTTATAAGAACTATGTCTAATCCGGAATCTATCTCAATGGACAATCTTGTCCAATTATTTCGAATGAATCAAGCTGGAACCCCACAGCAAGGCGTGCCCACAGGACCGAGTCCAGAATTTCAGCAAGCGCGTAATGCGCAGCAAATTCCCTCTCCTATGGGTGTAATGCCAGCTCACGGTAATCAGCAAAATCGAAATACTGAGGACAATATTATGGATGAATTAATCAACTCCCATAAGGCCAAGAATCCTTGGACCTAGGGAATAATTAAAGGAGAAATATAAATGGCAAACATTTATACTCGCTCATCTGGTGCCGCAGTACAGGGAATTAGTATTGATAATAACCGCCGAGTCTTTAACTTTGGCGAAAGAATATCAGAACTAGCACCTCAACAGTCTCCTTTCTTCGTTTACCTTTCAAAAGTAGCAAAGAAATCGACTGATGACCCTGTATTTAAGTTTTTAGAACAACGACACCAGTGGCAAAGACGTAACTTTACTGTTAAAACTGCAATCAGCAATGCTGGGGCTGCTGCCGGAATTACTCTTGGCGCTGACCTTGTATTGGAATGTGGTTATAATAGTAATGGTAGTATAGAAGCAAATCAACCTTGTCCATTCATTACAGGTGGACAAAATCTAGCAATCGAAACAACCGAAGGTGTAGTTATCGTACGAATTGCTGAAGCGGCTGCTCAGTCGTCTTCTGCAGTAGCAACAGGTGTTATCCAAGCAGAAGCTGCTCAAACGAGTATTGATGCAACAGATATATTTGTTGTAGGTAAAGATATGACTGCAACTGAAGATATCTTAGTTGGTGCTAAAGGTCAAGTAATTGGCTCAGCATGGGCTGAAGGTACTACAGCTCCTGCAGGTTGGGAAGATGCATTGTTCGATAGAGAAGGTTATTGTCAGATTTTTAAAACTGCAATGAATCTCTTCTCTGGAACAGCAATGGCAACTAAATATCGTGGTATTGCTGATGAATACAAGCGTGTTTGGACTGAAAAGCTTATGGAACATAAAATGGACCTTGAGCAAGGATTTCTATTCGGACGTGGTGTAGCTGGTGCCACATTACAGGGTGACACAGGCGCTACTGCTGAAGGCGGTCAAGCCAGGTATACTCATGGTATCGTACCTTTTACCGAAGTTAATGGTAAGGTATATAATATGAGCTATGCTTCATCTGGATATGATGCTTTCTTAGATGCAATGGAAGATTACTTTGCACCAGAAAGTGGAAATTCAGGAAATAAACTTGTATTGGCTTCGCGGAAAGTAATTACTTACCTTAACAAGTTAGGTGCTGGTTCATTCTTAAACAATTCAGTCGGTTCTTCACAGTACCGTCTGGATGTTGCAAATGTACCTGGTGCTTTTGGTCATAACGTAACAGTAGTTAATACTATCTATGGTAACTTGCATTTTGTTCAAGAACCACTACTTCGTGGTCCTTGGGAAAATTATGCAGTTTGTGTAGATATGGCTAATGTTGCTTATCGTCCACTTGTGGGTAATGGGTTAAGCCGTGATACCTTTATTGAAACTAACATTCAGGCTAATGACGAAGATGGAAGACGTGACCAGATTATTACAGAAGCTGGTCTAGAAATATCTCTTCCTGAAACTCATGCAGTCCTGAAATTCTCATAGGAGGTATGACAAATGGCACAAATAGGAATAGGTAGTGCAACTATTACTGATGGAACAACCTATGTAACCGATGCTGCTTATAGTACGTGGAAAAATGCTGGTAAAGAAGGTGGCGTATTAGTGCTATCTACCGGTGTAGTTGACCCCACAGATACTGATGCGGCTGTATTAAGTCCGGGAATTCCTGGAGCTCTATGCAATAATAGAAAAATTGCATGTGCATTTAATACTACGACTGCGGGAGCAAATGTTACTTCAGATTTTGGTATTCAAGGTTCTCTTGATGGCAAAAATTGGGTTTTAGCAGTGGCAGAATTATCTGCCGATGTAACTCCAGATGTTACTGGATTACAGACTTTTTCTGCTGACTTATCTGATGTATATTATGCTTGGTATAGGTTAATCTGGAATGATGGTTTAGATGATAATACTACATGGGCAGGTACTTTCCATGTTGCTGGCTTAGCTGACGGTGGCAATGTAGAGTTACTTGGCGTTGGTGGTGTTGGTTCTGACCCATCGTAACAACAACTGATGACGGGGCAGGGCAACTTGCCCCCGATTCATCAATTTAGGAGATAGAAATGGCAGCAGAATTATTAGGCAGCCCCTGGGAAACTTATGTTGACTTAGCTCCTGCAGATGCAGATGCTCTTGCTGACCCGGCTAGTAATTGGGCTAAAGTAGGTCCCAAGATAAATGGGTCAGGTACTATAGGAACAATGGGACATTATTGCTATTTTAATATGGATGGTGGAGCTGATGCCGATTATACGCATCCCTTTGATTTTCCAATAAGCGGTGATTTTACGATTGTGGTTAATGCTTTGGCGGGCAATTTGCCTAATGCAACTACAATAGATGTAAGCGTGCAAGGTTCTGTGGATGGTGATAATTGGGTGGATTTACATTTAGATGTAATAAATGGAGTTTCAATAGACGATACATTGGCTATTGGCGTTTATGATTATGATGCTAAGGGACGTATGCCTAAGATGCGCTTAGAGCTTACAGCAGCATCAAATGCATCCGATGAAACAATTCTACTTAGCATTGTTCCTCAATAATGTCAATTTTTCAAGATAGCAATAATTGCTATAGTAATGATTGGGATAGTTCTCCATGGAAACCTTATTATAATAAGTTAACCTCTAGAACTTTAGGGGAGGATTCTGGAGATGATACTACAATTAAGGTTTGGTGTGCTGAAGAAGAACTTGAGGGTAAGGTATTTACTCTAACATGCACAACTGGTACTCCAGATATATTAACTAGTGTTAGTTATCCAAGTCCAGAGGGCGGACCTGCATATACAGAACTTGATGATTTTGATATAGATTACGTAACAGCTCATGACGATAGGACAGTTAAATGGTGGTATGGACCGGGTGTGGCAATGCAATTTCCAGACGGGTCTGATAATACGACATATACGCAATCTACAGTATATACGCATACAATTGCAGCATCTGATATAGGTGAAAGGGTTTATGATGGAGGTATTCATTGTTGGATGAAGTTACCCCATGCTCCTCAAGATGGGGGTGTTACTGCGGCAACAGAGACGGATATCTACTCAAAGAATATCCCAATGGAATATATAAATCACAATGATTTTTTAATGGTATTTAATAGTTATGGACATTTGCCAATTCGTGGAGCGGGAAATTGTGGACTTACAGTACAATTTCAATATGCAGATGTTCTTAATGCTGAAACAGGTCAATTTAAAGATACTACTCTTCCTATATGGGATGATATAGATATAACAGACACTATTAATGATGTTAATTTAAGTCATATGGCAGCATCGCTTATTACTTCTGGAGGTTTTGATAATAGGGAGAGTGCGAAGAGTGTTAGATTTTACTGGTATACAGAGGATGACCCCGGCGTTGAGGCATTTTTTCATGGCGGACAATTTATAAGGGTATCGTTATACCCTGTAAAACACTAGTTAATAAATAAAAAGGAGACAGAGATGTCAGGCAAAAAAGATAAAAAGGCAATTAATCTTGTTGGTAGTACTAGCAAATCTCGTAAGAAAAAAGTAGCGGTAAAAGCAAAACGTCGTAGTAAACCGGCTAGACAGCAGCAAAAGTCTCGTGGTAGGGCTAGGACTAGAAGATAGTAATTAAAAAGGTATATAGTACCTCTATTGGTACGCCTTGGAATGCTGATACGCGTTATGAGAATAATCGGCGTAAGCATAACACTAAAACGCAGTCTAAAAAGCGAAGGAAATAGATGGCTTGGACAGGTAATTTTAAAGACCAGATAGATGATTTGGCAGGGACTCTCACAGTCACTGACGATGCTGCTATTCAGCAATGGATACTTGACGGCTGT